AATTGTAATGCTGTGTTATCTGATTGCGATGTTGCCGCATTTATAACGATTGTATATTCTCCACTTGTGCTAGTAGCAGTTACACTTTGAATTGTATAAGTTGTACCACTTCCTCCAAACTGAAATGTTTCTCCTTGACTTGGAGCATTTGTAAAACCATCTCCAATAAATGTAGTAGTACTACTAAATGCTCCTTTTACTAAGGGAGTTCCGTGTGGTTGATAACTTCCTGAAATAGTTTTAGTAACAGTCATATCTGTTGGCAGATCAAAAGCTGTAGATGCAAATTGTTCAAGATAATAAACATCTGAGCTATTAATGTTTCGTTTTACTGCAATATAGATACTGCTAGTTGTACAAGCAACAGATTCAATAGTTCCATCTGTGGACCATAACATCCATCCTGCAATTTTTTCTGCTCGTTGTGATGTAAATATCCCCATTGTACCATCTGAATTAACAAGTAAATAAAATTGTTCTGTTCGATTAGGGAGAGATGTAATCTTGGCTGAATCTTGTGGACTTGTTATTAAATGATTAGATAATAAACTTATAGAATTAGAAGTATATTCTTCTGTTCCTGCGTTATAAAGATATTCTCTTACTGTCTTACCATTGTTTTGAACAAAAATTGTAGCACCATCAAACAATCTAGGCATAGCTTTTAATTGGCAACCTAAACTTGTTTGTCTTATAATTTGTATATCTGTAGGAGTAATTGGTTTTGATACTTGTGGTTTTAAAAAAAACTCAGAAGTACTTGTAAGTATTTGTAATAATTTTCCTGAAACTAAATGTCTTATCTCATTGATTTGATCTGATGCTATTTGTATTTGTACTGAATCAGAATCTTGTGACTCTCCGACATCAAAGTTATAAAAGTCTGCTACTTTACTTGCTTGTATTCCATCAGGTAAACCAGTAACACCACCAAAAAATAATCTTTGTTCGTGAAATGTTACAGTTTTTGGATAACCATTCACTGCTGAAAATACTTGTTCATCCCAATTTCTTGTAGGAGGGTGTCCTGAAATAATAACTCTTACTCCACCACCATCTACAGATTCAGTAGCTGTATCACTTGAACTAGCAGTATATTGCCAATGATCGTCATCCACTACTGTTATAGTAAATGTTCCATTTAAGTTTCCTGATGATAATCCGTTTCCATCTGCATCAAAAATATCTTCTGCTCCTGCAATAGTTACAGATGCTCCTGTTGCAAATCCGTGTCCTACTTGAGTTACTGTTACTAAACCTGATCCTTGTTTACTTGCAAGAGGATCATCATCTAATTCTATTTCTACCTCATCATTTAATGTAGCTGTTACTACAGTTGATGAAGTATATCCTGTAATTGTTAATTCTGCTCCGTGGTATCTTATAACCATACCTACATAAGCACTTGTCCAATATGCACTTGATGTTGTGCAAGTTACTCCTGTTGTTCCTTTTGTTGTATTATTAATATCTAATGTAATACTATCACTTGCAAATTTAAAATAAGGTTGATATGTTTTTTCTCCATTAACACTCATTTCAAAACCAAATGCTTCTCTAGTAAATGAAGTTGATCCTATTCTTGTAACAATTTGAGGTACAATATTTTCGTGAACAATAATCATTGTATCTCCTTGTTGTGTAAAATTTAATTCATACAAATCATCTGTAATCCACGGACAAGAAGTAAATGTTGCTAATAATGATCCTGCTGTTGAATAAATTTTTAATACAGTATGCTGAAAAGCAAAGATATATTCTTGATTTGAATTAAAAATAAAAGTTTCTAATCTAGTTACTGCACCTAAGTCTGCTCTAAATAAAGTTCCACCTCTTCTCTCTACTCCACCTTGGTTTAAAGGAATAACATTTCTTGCTTTCTTTAAACCTTGTGCATATGCCGCAACATCGACACGAGATATAATTGTGGGATCGAGTTCTCCTCGTAAGAAACTAGCTTGATGTACTCTTTGTCTTGCCATAGTTCATTTCCTATGGCGATTTAGCATCTATTCGATTTAATGCTGTTACATTTCTAACATTTCTAAATCTATCAACATCAATTCTTCTAGTTGTTTGTGCTTGTGCGTCTAATGCTTTTGCTATCGCCATCTGTGCTATTGCTCTTTTATGATAGAGTTCTGATAATTGATCGTTTCTTGCGACTGCTCCTGCAAACAAAGACGCTAGTTCGAAAACTAGCGTCTGTTTAAAGTAGGGAGGAAAATCGCTTTCGGATGGTTGAAAGGTATAATCCGCTATTACTGTATCAGTTGAAGATGTATTTGTAAATATATTTGTTCCGTATCTATCATATTTAATTACATCATCTGCTACTGTTACAGTATGAACAATAAAAGCATCTGATGGTAAAGCATATGAAGATTCATATCTTGCTGTTGGATCAGCACTATTTTTACTTAGTTGTGCTTGTTTGGATGCAAATCTCCATCTGCATCTTGTTAATAAATTCTCTAATGTTGATTCGTATAATTGACTTGCAACCTTTGATTCGGTTGTGCTTTCAGTAAAACTTGCGATTGTATTCGCACCTACTAATACTAATGCTTTACTACATATATCAAATTTACTGTCAGCCATTTTTTCTTCTTATCTTAAATGAGGGGCAAACGCAAGTCCGCCCCTCAATCTTATAGTTATTACTATGTGCCTAATACAGTTGTTAATGCCGAACCAGTATTGGTTTGGACCACTAACATATCTACTGTTCTAGTACCACCAGTCGCACCTACAGCGATTATAACATCGCTAACTTTAAGTTCGTTGGTTGCACCAAGAAAATAGTCTGCATCATCTATAGTACCGATTGCGTCAGTTGAAGAATAGTACCAAAGTCCTACAGCTCCACCTGCAACCTTTTTCAAGTCTGCCGCTACAAATGCCATATTATTTATCTCCTATTCTGTTATTTGAACCTTAACCGCACCATTATTGTCAATCATTACTGCACCCATTGACATATAAGATGTGATTAGATTACTGACTTTTTCTGGAATGTAATTGATCTCAGTTCTAATGTCAGCACCACTAGCAACACCAATCGCAGATTTGTGAAATGCGTGGCATTCTCTAGTTGTACTAGATATAGAAAGACCTGAGTGTACAAACCAAGTGAAAGATAACCATCTTTTAGCAGTCATGCCGCCAGCATAAGGAAGTCCAGCTTCTCCGATGTATTCTGCACGAGAGAACTGATCTACTTGTAATAAATCAGCCCATCCAGCAGGAGATACAACAAAGTATCTTCCGCCATCGTCAGGAACATCGCTACCACCGAATGCTTCGTAAACCGTCAATGCTTTAGCAAGTGTTAAACCTGCTGAACCGTGAGCCACATTGTTCGAGTTTGAACCAGCATCTAAAACAGTAGTAATTAATGAATCTGTTTTTCTTCCAAGAGCCGCCGCCGCTGACTGAGATAGTATTTGTCTTTCGTCAATGTTAGTTTTTAGCTCGTCTAATCTATCGACATAATCTGCCGCATAGTAGTCTGCTAAAGTAACATCAACTGTACTATGCGAAATATCCATAGTAGGAACTTGTGCGTGTCTTGATTTAGACACAGCAGTACCTGTACCCACTTTTTGGAATCTCGCTTGGCTACCAGTAACATTATTTATCTGCCTAACAGTATTTCTAAGTTTCGAACCCATACGCTGATAAGCCATATGAACTTCTGACTCAAACTGTTTTATAAACGCAGTAGAAATAGATGTACTCATAACTTTTTCTCCTTGTCAGTTTGTTGTTAATAAAAAACTGTTATCTTTCTTGATTAATTTTGGTTGTCCAAATTGGACCAATTTCTTTCAATAAAGGCAGTGTACCTTTTTTGAATACTTTATGTATTCGTTTATAGAAGTATAACATTTTTACATCTTTTACAAGTGTTGCGTGAGAAAAATTAAATCCTTGCCACTTTAACCATCTGATACTTACTGTATGTTCTTCAATGATCCAATTACATAGATAATCAAAGTGTTCTTCCATATATCCTAACCATCTTTTATTCCCCCTAAGGAAATATCTATAGTATTTATCTAATAAATCTGATGCTAGAAACCAAATATATCCTACTCTTGGATTAGTTTTAGTAGGTATAACACCAAATATAGCTACTACTTCTTTGGTATGTTCCGTTAAAATTGTAAATGTATGGATGTTTGGTCTGTTATAACGAAATGGCAGTAATAAGGCG